ACTATGGGAGGAGCGTGGACTATGAGCATACAAATTCAAGGAGTAAGTAAAGAAGAGACAGGATATGATAAACGAATTACATTCGAGCGAGATGGAGTGGAGTACTCAGTCTTCCTACATTGGGACGCATATGATGGCTATGAGTTGCACTTTACGGAGGGTAGAAAGTTTATCCCTGACCCTGATTGGGTTAACGAATGGCAAGATGAAACAAGCGGACAGTCATTAGAATTTTCACTTGATGAACTATCAGAGGAGGCGATGGTATGAGTAACGAACAAAAGATAGATGAAGCAATATCAAGTTTAGAGCAGGCTATGCAAGCGTTGCGAGACTTAGGACTCATCACAGAGGCGGATGAAGATGACTAAGCGCACAATTACTGCAGAGGTGGACGAAGAATGGTTCACTATATTGGGACAGATAACCCGACATCAAGATGGTTTCATATGGATTGGCGTAGAGGAGGCAGAAGATGAGTAAGTACGTAGTAATCTGTGAGGCAGAAGGGTGCGAGGCAGAGAATGAGGAATGGGAAGACAGGAACGGGACTTACTGGTTCGCCTGCTCTGCCTGTGGGTATGACAATGAAGTTGTCTACGATGGGAGGGCGTGATGAATACCTATCGAGTATCGTACAAAGTAGAAGGCGTGCGGATTGTAGATGTCTATCTACCTGAAGGACTTGAACCACCGCAGGGCTTTGCCCTATGGGATTACCCTGAACAAGACGAGTGGCTATATGAAAACCAAATCGGAGTGAGCAGGGTGCTTGAAGATATACACCACGCAGAAGCAGACTCGGTTCTCAAGGTGACGCATCTTAGGGCGGTGTGATGAGCATCACTTTATTCTTTATGTTGTTAGTGCTTATCAGATACAGGAAGAAACTTAAATCTTATTGGGAAAGTTGGAGAGATAGATGAACAACGATAGAGATTGGCACGAGCAAGGGCTATGTGTTGGACACCCTGACCCTGACCTATGGCACTACGACAACAGCGTGCTGGTAGATGAGCAGCAGTTGCAGGTATTGCGTAGCGTTGAGGCGATAGAGATATGTCACACCTGCCCTGTAAAGTTTGATTGCCTACAGCAAGGGCTAGAAGATGAGAACATCTTGTGGTCTATCGGTGGCAACGGGTCTATATGGGGTGGCAGGTTGACCTCAGAGCGTGCCTTGATGAAGGGCTATAAGCACACGCACAATGCGGTACGGCACGAGCAACGACACGCAAGGAATGTGAGGGCGAAACTTGGTAGACTTGTCAGATGAAAAAACGAATGATAATCCTGATACTTCTATTCATATTCGCTTGGACTTTCCCTCTCACCCACGATGTAGAAGTAAAGGTTAACATCGGTAAGCCTTTACCTAAGGAGGTAGTGGTGCAGACCAAGGCTACGCCTGAGCAGAAGTACCACAACAAGGTGATGGCTATGCGCTATGCCAAGGCAGGGTGGAACTGGGATAGGCAGCAGCGCAGATGTATTTATACCCTGTTCACTAAGGAGAGTCGCTTCGACCATCTAGCCGACAACCCTATCTCTAGTGCATATGGGATAGGGCAGGTACTTAGGGAGACTAGCAAGCACCCTGATATACAGATACTCAACGCCTATAAATATATCAAGCACCGCTATGACACCCCTTGCAGGGCACTCAAGCATCACCTTCGCAAGAACTGGTACTGATGTTTGACCTATACAACCTAGAGAACCCGACCCTTGCCTGTATCTGTGGTTGCCTGATGTTCGAGGTGACAGTGATGTGGGACAGCGAGACACGGGAGGTAGGTTGGTATGACTTAAGACAGAAGTGCAAGGAGTGTGGCACAATTAGCACAGCACCAACACCTATTGACGGAGAGATGTAATGCCTAAGTACGATTACAAATGCAACGCCTGTGGTGGTGAGCAGGAGATTGAAAGAAGTATTGGTGACAGCACCGAACCAATCTGTTGCCAAACCACAATGAGTAGGGTATGGTCAGCAGTAGCAGTAAAGTTTAATGGCACTGGATTCTATAGCACAGGAGGATAAGATGAACACAGTACAAAGTTGGAAAGAGATTGTCGAACTACATCACGCAGAGTTGATACAGGATTACCCTGAGATACTATGGGTTGATTCAGGTGAAGTGGATTATGATTCTAAATCAGAGTGAGCAGGGTCAAAGTCCTCATCTTTGTATGGCTTGAAGCCACCAATCTTGTGGATAAGTTTCTTGATGGCACGCTTGTTACGCATACGAGCAGTGTCCTCACTGCCTAGTTCCATCTCTTTTGCTATGTCATCAAAGTGCATCGCCTCTGCATAGCGCAGGAACAATAACTTCCTATCGTCCTTGCTTAACTTCCAGAATCCATAGTCAACTTCAATCATCATAGCCATAAGATTGCCACCCTCATTGGGTGCGCTAGGCTTTCCTGGTCTACCAAGATTTAATTGTGCAGTGATATTGAAATCACCACGCAAGACAGAGGGCAACAGTGCCTCAACCATATCGGCTTCATAGTAGAACAGGTCAGAGGTTTCATACCCACCTGACTTAGCCTTCCAATGCTGGCAGTAATCCAATGCTTGGTTGCGTAGGCTACGATAGATTAGATTCTTCGCGTCCTTCTCACCGATTGCTTCCCACTCATTAAGTTTATTAGGGTGAGTAACGAACCACTGATACAGTTCCTGCTTGATGTCATCGAAGTCCAACTCAAACTTCTTGTGGTACTCACTAGCAACAGAGTCGACCACATAATCCCAATGCTTGATGCGCTCCCACTCAATCATATAATCTTAAACCCTTGGTCAACGTGGATAAATCCAACCATCTTCATCTTGTTATTCTTGTTGACGAACTCAGTAGTAGATGGCAACCACTTCTCTGCCCACTCTATTTCTTTAAGGTCGAGCAAGGGGAATGCCCAGATACCATTAGGTGTGGAGTTCACATACCAAGGGGATAGTCCTAACTTAGCAGACTCTTCAAGTAAGAAGTCATACTTCATCTTCTCAATCAAGAGTTCAGGGTAGTGAGTACGTCTACACTTTAGTTCTATAAATAGTTTTGCTTCTTCAGATACACAGTCGAAGCCATCATATACTTCGGGGGAGTGAGTGAGGTCGGGGAACTTCTCTGTCTTAAGCCAGTCAAAGAGTTCCTGCTCTTTCATCTATCCCACTTTCCTCGCAATACTAACAGTCCAATTATACCATAGTTTGCTATGTCCTTGAAGGAATCCTCAAGTGGTTCGTTCTCTGCAGTCACGTTGCCTTGCTTAGTGAGGTTCACAATGCGGGCTATCTTGTCCCACATACGTACCACTAACCCATTGGTTGCACCATAAGGGGAGTTACTAATGTTCTTCGGTCCGTAGTCCCTGTGCTTCTTGATGAGCAGGTCGCCTAGTTCCTGCATCACATCGCGTACATTTAACTCGAACTCTGCCCAGTTAGTAGAGGTATCTGTATGGTCAGGGTTAGCATCGAATCGTTGACGGAGTAACTCTTCACGCTCATTCCTTGTCCTGCCAAGTGGGTTATAATCTGCCATATCTCTTCACTCTCCGCCTTCTTCATCTTTGTCCTTTGATAGTAACTTCTCTATGTTCTTGTCTAGGTTCTGCATAGCAGACTTAACTACCATATCCTCGACCAATTCGTCAATCATATCGAACCCCATCTCCGCTGCAAATAGAGTGATGAATGTTGATTGTGTCATCAACTTAATCTGCTCTGGTTCCTCTGCGTGATGGTATAAAAATCTAAGCAGTGACCCCAAGAGTAACTGCATACCATTAGGTAATAGGTAGTACGGGTCGAACTCTTCGTCATCATCTAAGGTATGGTCTACCAAATCAAATGAGTTATCAAACTGAATACCACAGTCGTGACAGTAGGATTCAGGTGGTTCGTTAGGGTCAAAGTCCAAGTCTATGTATCCATCTTCTCGTGAAACCAACCTGCCCCTGCTTGGACAAACATTGAGTTTACGTCTTCCCCTTCGGGTAACTGAACAATAGTAACAGGTAGTTCACGAGCAAGCCCTCTGGCAAACTCTGTGCCTGGCTGGTCGCCATCGGCGAATACGAATACTCTTTCAAAGTCTGCAAGCAATCTTGTGTAGTGTCTCTTCCAAGAGTTAGCACCAGGTACACCAACGCAAGGGATACCAACACAATAACTTAGTGTCACAGTATCCAACTCACCCTCACATACACCAATGAAATCTCCTGCTTGTTCTATGTCAAGCACGTTGTACATCTTAGTCTCTGCACCAATCATACCCATATACTTAGGTTCAACTGCAGGGTTAAGACTTCTAAATCTTAGGTCAACTACGCCAGTCTTAGTTACATAAGGTATAGCAAGGCGTCCCGCGTACTGCTCGTGCCCAACTTCAGGTTCCGAGACTACGCCTAATGACGCCAGACGTGCTACTTCCTGACTGATGCCTCTGCTTTCTAGGTAATCGGATGCCAGATGAATACTTTCCGCGTACTTCTTGCTGGCTTTGCCCAGTAATTCTCTCTGCAAATGTCCTTGCTTCATTGATATTTATTCCCTCCTGTTGACTTATGATTTGTAAACTGTTGCCTTGAACGCCACAGGCAAAGCATATAAAGATATTCTTATCGAGGTTGGCACTACCTGATTGGTGCGTATCTGAATGGAACGGACACTTAAGGTTGACCTGCCCGTGCCCTTGTCGAAGGTTCGCACCATAATGACGGAGGACATCTGCAATGTTCGGCAAATCATTTTCTATCCTTGTCACCATTACCCGTCTTCTCCTTTACCCACTGCTCTAAGTCTTGCACAACCCACGCCTTATCTATCCCTGCGTTACGACGCTTAACTATTACATAGTGCAACGGAACTTCTGGTAAGTTGCGTGCCTTTGCATAGTTGACTGCTTCTACTTGTGCCTCTCGCCAGAACTGTGGCAAGTCCATCTTCTTTACATTCTTAAGTTCAAGTATGTAATTCTTTCCTGCAATGGTGGCAACTAGGTCGCCCTCATCTTTAGCACCAGCCTTAGTTAGACGCTCAACCAGCACACCGATTTGTTCACGTAACCATTTCATTGTGCCTGTCTCAAATCCTGAACCCTTGCGTCCATTAGGGTTAGCCATTACGTCGCGCTCTTATCCTTACGCAAGATACGTTGTGCCCAAGATAGACCAGCGTTGAGTCCATCAGTCCACTCATCAGTGATGGGAACCTTGGCTGCTTCAATCTTCTGGATTAACTTCTCTGTCTCTTCTTTAATCTTTAGTACAACAAGAGCACGAGTCTCCTGTGTTACATCGTCTTCTTCTTCTCTAATCATTTCCTATCCATTCTCTGGTATGTCTTCAACATACATATACTCAGGGTTAAATGATAGCCAACAAGTTAGGTTAGCGTTAGCATCGGCACGCCCATATCTATTCTTTACAGGAGCGATACCAAGAGAAGTCCCGACAATACCAAGAGTACAGATAAGAGCGGGGAGTTGAGCCACCTTGCCTTGGAGTGCTGACCGAGGCTGACAAGGATTGCCCAAGACGCCTTCAGAAGTATGATGTAAAATAATAATCCCAGCATTAGTTGCACGAGCAAGATACTTTAACTCCTTCATAATCGCACGCATCGAGGCGAACTCTTCGCCCCCGTCGGTAGCAATATCCATTAGGTTATCCACGAAGATAGCCTCAGGTGGTACACCCCATAGTTCTTCAAAGGCTTCGACCTCTTCAAGAATATCCTGCAGTGTGGGTGAGGATTCAAACGACCAGACTATGTGGCTTGCCTTAGTAAGCACAGCCTTAGTCCAGCCTGGGTCAGTATTCATTAGGTGTTCAACGTCAGTCTGATTCTTACCGCTAATCATTGACGCAAGACGCATAGCCATAGTGTGTGCGTTTGTATCTGCAGAAATATACAGAGTGGGAACGTGCATACGAAGGGCTAAAGCCAGTGCTAGAGTGGACTTTCCGACACCTGGTACACCTGCAAGCATAGAGACTTCTGCTCTACGAAATATAATTTTGTTAGCATCAAATGTTTTGAAGCAACTTGGCAGTGGTTCACCGCCGATGTCGGACCTACCGACACTTCTTACTAAAGTTCTCATCGACTCTCCTGTCTTAAGTTATAAGTGGGGCAGTCACCTTCCCCGATTAACTACCCCACTTATAATTCTTATTTAGTTTACTGGCTTACACTGGTCAGGAGTTCCCTGAGGGGTTGGGCACGCCCAGAAAGCGTAAGGCTTCCCAGTTGTTTTGCTCGTTCCCTGTCGGAATATTCTCGCGCCGTGTACGCACGTTGGTGTTGTTGGCTGCGCCGATGCGGGCGGTGGGGTTTGCATTGGTGCCCCACCGAACGGATTGCCCGCCTGGGTTGGAGTTGATAATCCAGATTGCGTTGTGTCTGTAGTGGAACTCTGCGTCGATAAAGGGAGCACAGTGTAAGCACCTGCTACCTTCTTGGATACAGCAGCAATCTGTGTAGAGTAGTCGCCTACTCCTTCGAGCAATACACTGAGTTCATCAGCAGTGTTTGCACGAACGTTAATCAAATCACCATTAGGTGATTTCATAGAAACTTGTAGTTTCCAATCTTCGTTTGCCATAATTTATTTATCCTTCTTTGTGAATTGGCAGTGTTCTTTTAAGCCACAGAAACTGCACGATTGTAGGTTCGGTAGAAATATACCAGCCTTGCGTGCTTTGTCAAACCCATCAACAAAGTATTCAAGTGTGTCCAAGGTATATCTACTTAGGTCAATCATCTCTCCTGTCCCCGATTCACGAGACATCCAGTAGTTGCCTAGATTGACTTGCACTCCAAGCATCTGCTCGACTCCTACTTTGTAGAAGCCTAACTGAAGGTCAGAGGTTGGGCGTGTACGTGAAGTCTTAAGGTCGACAATCACAAGTTGTCCGTTAACCTCAAAAATTCTGTCGATAAACATCTTCACTGGCACGCCTGCGATGACTGGGTTCAACTCCAACTCGATGGCACGTACACCTTGCGGAGTTGTCCAAATCTTCCAGTCAGGATTGTTCTGTCTCCACTTGATGTAGTTGTCTACCCAAACGGAGCCATTGATATTCCACCAGTTAGCATCTTCCCTGTTAGGATTAGCCTTGGTAGATTTGCCCGCCACTCTTGCAGTGGCAAGATTTAGTCCTTCAGTTTCCTTGCGCCAGGCTTTCGCCCACAGTTCATTCGTTGTCGTAATCATACAACTCCGTTGCGTAGTGGAAAGCACGTCCTCCTGCTGACCAGATGGATGGTTCCTCTGGAACCTGAAGTAGTCGACCTAGGTAGTACTGATAACCACAGGTCAGATAAGTTGTGAACGCTGAGTAACTTATGTGCTCAGGTAATTCGTATGAGTCTAACTTAATCATTGAGGAAGTCTGCTAGGTAGTCGACTTCTTCACGCAGTTCTTCAACAGATTTTTGAAGTTCGATAACAGCACTTGAAAGAACTGTAAGTGCATCATCTATATTAAAATGTTCTTCTTCGTGTTTCTTAAATGGGTTCCACATAGTTGCTCCTGTCATAGTTGTTTAGATAGACCCCCTGAGAGGACAGGAGGTGACTCAATCAGGGGACCTATCTAATCCTTCATTTATTCGAACTAATATTATTATATATTATATTATATATAGGCGCCTTAGCGCCTTATATAGTATATTATATATTAATAATTTAATTATACACATACCCTGATTGGATACTTATGAGCGACACGCCGACATTCCCCAACTGGTTTGAAAACCAGAGGGCAAACTTCGAGGAACAACTTACCCATCTGTCTGGCAAGCCTGACCTCAAGTTCCTCCAGATAGGTGCATACACTGGCGATGCCAGCGTCTGGCTATGTGAGAATATCCTAACTGACCCTACCTCAAGGCTAACCGATGTTGACACCTGGTCTGGGTCAGGTGAAGAACATAAGGACATCGACTTCGATAAGGTGTACGCATACTATGAGTCACGAGTTGCCCCATACCAAAAGGTTGTGGCACTGAAGATGACCAGCGATGATTACTTTAAGTGGCACCTGATACCTGACCGAGACTTCGTATACGTTGACGGCGACCACACCTCCGCTCAGGTTGAGCGTGATGCTGAGAACTCTTGGTCCCTACTTAAGTCAGGTGGCATCCTTGCCTTTGATGATTACCTATGGGGTCAGGACTTAGCACCTGAACTCACCCCTAAGCCAGCCATTGACAGATTCCTACTCACCCATACCAACGAGTACCAAATCCTGGTCGATAGTTATCAGGTTTGGCTCCGCAAGAAATGACAAAAAGACCCCCAAGCCATAGGTTTCCCTATGACCTGAGGGTCAATGTGTCTCTATCGCCCTGCTAGGGGCGTATATGAGGATGTTTTAGAACTACTTAGTACGTCCGAACTCAGGTGAGTTGGTGTCTAGAGCCTTGAGGATAGGACCAACGAAGCCTGCTACGAATGCAGAGGCAAGCACCTTTGGGTCGTGCTGTCCTGCCATATAGAGCGCGACCACTGCTGTGGCTGCTGCTCTAAAATAAGACAGTCCGATTTGCTTTAGTTTATTTGTGTCGAACATATGTTCTCCTTATGACTTGAAGACTGGCTTACCAAATCCCACGATGAACACAGGTAGTGACTTCTTGAGAGTAGCGCCATTCTTTTTCTTGTATGCACGCTTCTTGAGGCAGACTTCTCCTCCGTTGCGTTGGTCGCCCTTCTTGTCTGGGCTGGTATTACCTTCGATACAGGTTACAGTTCCGTCTCCGTTGTCTCTAACCACGATTCCAACGTGGCTAATACGGTCAATACCATCGTTGGGAAAATCAAAGAAAACAATATCCCCAGGTAGTGGAGTCGCTTCATCTACTTTTTCCCAAGCGCCCTTCTTAATGAACGCTTGCGCTCCCGCCAAAGTGCTGACCACATTAGGAATCTTAAGTCCCACTTCATTTGCACACCAATTCACGAACGAGCCACACCAAGGTAGGAAGTTAGCCTTAGTGAAAGCGCCGTACTTTGTCTCGTTATCTTTAGGACCTTCGATGACACCGACTTCCCCACGTGCCACCTTAATAAAGTCATTACGTTGACCCATTATTCACTCGCCTTCTTGTCCACCTTAGCAAAGGCAGCATTGATTTCATCTGTTGTTAGGCTTCCATCTGCTAGGTAGAAGCGGGCTAGGGCTTCAAGTACTCGTGCTGCACCAAGTGCACCAGCGAGGACTGCTGCCTGCCAGACTTCGATACCCACTAGGGAACCAGCACCGATAACTCCCAGTGCTTCTGCTGCAATGACTGCGAGGATTCGCATCATTACATTCTTTAATGTATCCATTATTCATCGTCCTTTAGGTTACGTAAGTTAAGCGTGACTGTCCAGATGACTAGGCAAATCACGATTGCATAACCAACAACTGTCTTGGCAGACCCTTCAAGGACTACCCAAGCAACGAACATTCCAAGGAGTGTCCATAGTTGATTGGCAATATCTGATAGCAGTTTCTTCATTATGGTTTTCTCCTGTACGCGGCTGTTGCGGCAGCGCCTGCTGCTGCCTGGGTTGCTATGCCACCAGCGATGATGGCTGATACGACTACCTCTTCGGCAGTCTCACGAACTTCAGGTGGCAGGTCTGCACCCACGCTACCTAGGGCAGCGAGTGCTGCACCTGGGTCGGTAAATAGTTCTTGCACTAATGCTGCTGGGTCTTGTAATAGAGCCACAGCAATTGCGACTTCTGCCGTAACCACCACGCCGTTATCCAGTGTTACTGGTGTGCTAGGTGGTAGACTTTCTAAATTAACATTGTTAACACTAGGGGGTTCCGATGAAGTATCAGGCTGAGATGTTGGCTCAGGTTCTGCGGGTTGCTCTGTCTCGGTCACAGGAACTTCTTCAGTCTCTTCCTGAGAATCATCCTCAACTGGAACATCCTGTTCAATCTCTTCATCAACAGGTTGCTCAGGTTCTTCGACAGGCAACTGCTCTTCAACAGTTTCTGGCTCTTCCACAATTTCAGGCTCTGGAGCAGGAGGTTCTTCCTCAACAACAGGTTCCTCTTCAACAGGTTCCTCTTCAGGCTCAGGCTCTGGTTCAGGAACCACTGGAGGTGGGTCAGGTAGAACAACAGGGTCAGGGATTACAACTGGTACAGGCTCTGGTTGAGGCTGAGGCTCAGGTTGAGGTGCTGGCTGCGGGGCAGGTGCGGGAGTTGGTTGAGGTTCCTCTGTTGGAGTTGGAGAAGGAGTAGGTGCTGGAGTCTCTGTCGGAGTTTCCGTTGGAGATGGTTCCACCGAAGGACTTGGAGATGCAGTTGCTGTTGCACCATCAGATGGTGAAGCAGCAGGAGAAGGTTCGACAGTAGGTGTAGGCGAAGGTACTGGTTCTGGTGTTAGAACAGGCGCCTCTTCAACTCTTGTAATGTTTGCTTCTTCCAACGGAACTACTGTTCCATCATTTAACCTTGCACCAGTTCGTGTCCAGTTATAGTTAGTATAATCTGCACCACTTAAGACGTAAGATATTGCAACAGTTCCATCTGTGTTAATGACTGCAGTAATGACAATGTTAGTTGTCTCTGGTGCACTCTGTAAGAAGATAGGTCGAGCAGAGATGTCTACCTGAAATCCACCATCACTGCCACTAATGATGAGGTGCTCATCGTTGCGCTGGTTGGGATATACAACCCAGTCCATTGATTGAATAGAGATGCTTGGTGTTGTTGGGTAGTCCCAATATGTACCATCTGGATTACCAAATGTAATTACACTATTGGTAGTTGCATATACTCTATCGAACTGCACACCATCATAGGTAATTGCTGTAGTAATAGGGACTTGATAGGAGATGTCATCGCCACCACAAGTTGCCAATGTAGTTACAGTTGGCGTCTCGCCTTGCGCGGTGGGTTCAATAGCAGCAGCAATGGTCGCTGCCTGTGCCGATGTGACACAAGCCGCTTGCGCTGACTGAGGTAAAGCAAATAAAGATGTTCCAAAAACTAGAAAGAATACTGCTAACTTACTTGCTCTTACTCTCGCAGAGGATAAGGTAAATCTGGTCAACGCGTTGTTCAACTCGGTCCAATCGTTCGGTGTTGATAT